AGCTTGACCTCGCCGGGCGAAAGAGAGGCCAAAAAGCCTGCTTATGCAATGTTTCGATTTGTGTTCCGGCGAAACACGTTTCGAAACACGTTTCTGTCGATTGTGGATAAGTGCTGATATACATTTGTAATCAATGCAGTAACATGTTTCGAAACACGTGTTACGCACCCTATCGGAACAGCACTCTTCTTCCCGTAGGGAAGAGTGCGTGTTCCGGGGTTTAGGCGAGCGCTGTTTCGTTTGATGGGGACAGATATGAAGCCACGCAAATATGCGAAAAACTCCAAATGGAACGGTCGCCCTAAACCGAATAAACGGATCGACCTGAAAGCCGCACTCGACTTTATGCGCACAGGCGAAGTGGTCAAAACACACGACGCCCCAGACCTTTTCCGCACCGACACCAAGACGTCATGAGACACCTGCACCGCGTCGACTCCAACCAGGCCGAGATCATCGCCGCCCTGCGCCGCATCGGCTACTCGGTGCTATCGCTGACGAAAATGGGCAACGGCTGCCCGGATTTGATCGCGGCCAGAGCGAAGCAGAACCTGCTGATCGAGTGCAAATCGGACCGCGGCGAGCTGCGCGAGAGCCAGTCCGACTTCGCGAAAACTTGGAACGCCCCGGTGTACGTGGTGCGCAACGCGGACGACGTGCTCGCCCTGCCGCGATGACCCGCTATGATCCGCCCCCGTGCAGATCAAAATCCTGCTCATCAAGGACTTCGCCGCCGACTACAAGGCGCGCGACGACTTCGACCTGCGCATCCAGCACGCGCACCCGTGCTTCTACAAGATCGTCAACGGTAAAACCACGACGTACTATCACCGATACGTCGATGAGTGGGTCGCCAACATGATCGATCGCCAGCCGGCCGAGGGCGAGAAGTGGCTCCTCGAACACCTTGGCGACAAGGTCAACCAGCTGCTCGACCAGGTCGTGACGGTGTGACGTGTTTCCACGCTTCTGCGCCGGCTGCTCCGAACAGTTCGCCAGCGACGAGGCCTTCGAATTGCACGCCACCGGCAGCGAGCATCCCAAGCCGTTCATGGTCCGCAAATGCCGCACCCTCGAGCAAATGCGCGCGCTTGGCATGGGCAAAATCCGCGGCAGCCGTACGTGGTATGTCAGGCCAACGCAGGCGAAAAGGAGACAACCGTGATGACCAGAAATCCGAGCGTTAAGCTGAGCGGCGAGCGTAACGAATGCCCTGGCTGCGGGCAGCTTTTCAATTCGAACTATGCCTTCGATTTCCATAGGACCGGCACATTCGAGCCGCCGGCCAGACGTTGTTTGACGGTTCCGGAAATGGAAGCAAAAAGCATGGCAAGGAATTCGCGCGGGTTCTGGGTAAGTGAGCGTCTGTCCCAGGATGCCATTTCCAAGCGGGGAGACAGAGCAAGCAGCGATTTTTCTGTGCAAGCTGAGTCCAAGTAGCACCCTACCATTCGCGACGCTGCAATTTCGCCAACGCACGGCCTTCGGCATGGATTGACCGTCTGGCGCTTTGCGCAAATAATCGCGTCCAATGCAAACCGTTGATCCTGTTCCGGAAGATGATCCGGATCCCGACGAGGACGACCTGGCGTAACCGATGGCCCAACGCATCCGCGGCCGCAAACTGCAGCGCATCCGACATCGCCGACTGTCCGCCGAGCCCCTGTGCGTGTCGTGCCTTGAGTTCGGCAATATCCGCGCTGCCACCCAGGTCGATCACATCGTCCCGCTATTCCTTGGCGGCGCCGACAGCGAAGAGAACCGCCAGAACCTGTGCGACGACTGCCACCACGCCAAATCGCTTGCGGAACGTGGCTGCATCAAGTCAGGCTGCGACGAAACCGGACTGCCGCTGTCCAGTAGCCACCCATGGCGCGCGTCGATCCTGACGCGATCTGACGCGCCGGAAGGGCAAGAAGGGGTAGGGGTGGTAAATCGCTAGATCGCGACGACCGGGAAACCGCTTGCGAACCACCAAAAACCTAAAATGTCTTCAAACACAAACGGTTACGCAAAGTTATGAGCCGACAAAGCGCGGCGGCTTTGGCGATCGTTCCCACGGACGGTTTCAGGGTCGAACCAACCGTCGATCTGGACGAGGGCAAGGCTGCGCTATGGCGCAGCGTGGTCGAATCGCTGCCGCCGGGCCATTTCCATGCGTCCGACGAGCCATTGCTGCGGCGCTACGTCGAAACGGTTGCTCTGGTCGAGCAGGCGCAGGCCCAGCTCGCCAAAAAGGGGGCAGTGAACGGCCGGGGCAAGATTTCCCCGTGGCTGACGGTGTTTCAAAGAGCCTCTAGGCAGCAGATTTCGCTTGCGATGGCGCTCCGGCTGGCCCCGCAGGCGCGCATTGACCGGCGCAAGGCTGGCGCGGCGACCCGTCCGGGCGATTCGAGCGCCAATCCGTGGGCAGCAAAGGGGTGAATGCCGCCGTTTCACGTGAAACCACCGCCAAGCCGGCGAAGCCGACCCGCGGCGAGCGCAATGCGCTGTGGATCGAGGAATACTGCCGGATCCCGGAGGGCAAGTTTGTCGGCCAGGCGGTGAAACTGCGCGACTGGCAGCGAAAGATCATCCACGGCATCTACGACACGCCCACGCGCACCGCGATCATCTCGTTCGGGCGCAAAAACGCCAAGACCACGCTAGCGGCGTTCCTGCTGCTGCTGCATCTGGTAGGCCCGGAGGCGCAGGCCAACTCGCAGCTGTACTCGGCGGCGCAGTCGCGCGACCAGGCCGCTGTCCTGTTCAAGCTGGCCGCCAAGTGCGTGCGGCTGTCGGCGACCCTGTCGCCCTTCGTGAGCATCGGAGACACGGCAAAAACGTTGTCCTGCCGCGACTTGGGCACCTCTTACCGCGCGTTGTCGGCCGATGCGAGCACGAACCTGGGGCTTTCGACGGCGTTCGTTGTCCATGACGAACTCGGACAGGTGCGCGGGCCCACTTCGGAGCTGTTCGACGCGCTCGAGACCGCTGCCGGGGCGCACGATGCCCCTCTTTCCGTGATCATTTCGACCCAATCGCCCTCGGACGCGGACCTGCTGTCGGTGCTGATCGACGACGCGCGGCGCGGCGAGGACCCGCAGACCAAACTTTTCCTGTTCACGGCGGACGAATCGCTCGATCCGTTCTCCGAAAAAGCGCAGCGGGCCGCCAATCCGGCCTTCGGGGACTTCCTGAACGCCGCCGAGGTGCGCCGGCAGGCCGAGCAGGCGCGCCGGATGCCGTCGCGCGAGGCCTCCTACCGCAACCTGATCCTGAATCAGCGCCGCTCGCAGGTTTCGCCCTTCATTCCGCGCCAGATCTGGGCCGACTGCTCGGGCGAGGTCGACCTGGACCCGTTCTACGGCGGTGCGGCGGTGTACCTGGCGGTCGATCTGTCCGCACGCAGCGACCTGACCGCGCTGGCGGCGCTCGCCCAGGATCCGGAGGCGGTCTGGCACGCGCACTGCGAGTTTTTTGCCCCGCTGCACGGCATCGAGGACCGCTCGCACCGCGACCGCGCGCCCTACGACGTGTGGGCCAAAGCTGGCCACATCACGGCCACCCCGGGCGCCTCGGTCGACTACGACCTCGTGGCCGAGCGGCTGTGCGCGCTGTGCGACGACTGGAACGTGGTCGCCATCGCCTTCGACCGCTGGCGCATCGACGTTTTGAAGGCTGCGCTGAAGCGCCTGGGGCGCGAATTGCCGCTCGTGGAATTCGGGCAGGGCTTCCGAGACATGTCGCCGGCGCTGGACGCGCTCGAGTCGGCCCTGGCGAACAAGAAGTTCCGGCACGGCGCCCATCCGGTGCTGACCTGGTGCGCGGCCAACGCGATTGCGGTGAAGGATCCGGCCGGCAATCGCAAGCTCGACAAGGCCAAATCGACCGGCCGCATCGACGGGCTGCAGGCCGTGGCGATGGCGATCGGGGCGGCAGTGCGCGCGGCGAAGGGCGCCGTGGCCACCGGGCCGAGCGTGTACGAGGAGCGCGGGATCCGAACCGTGTAGGAGGAGCGAATGGGCACTGAAGACGCAGGCATCCGCGCGCAGCAGAAGCAGCAGCTCGAGGCGCTGCTTGGCGTCGGCACGCCGGGCTGCAAGTTCGCGATGGCCGGCGAGCAGGCCGGCTCGATCGGCGAATACCAGCAGACCGTGGTCGCGGCAGCCTCGCCCGTCGCGCTCAGCACGGGCGCGGCCTCGCAGGTCGCCTCGCTCGCGCTGTCGGCCGGAGACTGGGACGTGTCCGGCTACGTCGGCTTCGTGCCGGGCGCCACCACCAACCTGACGGCGGTGCAGGCCAGCCTGAGCTCGACCACCGCCGAGATCGACTCGGGCAACGGCTACACGCGCCTGTGGGCCGCTGCTGGCGTCGTGCTGGGCGCCAATAACCTGGAAGGCGCGTTGCCGACGGTGCGATTCAACCTGGCTGCGCCCGCGACGATCTACCTTAACGCCGAGGGGACCTTCTCGATATCGACGCTGGGCGCCTACGGTACCGTGCGCGCGCGCAGGTGGGCCTGATGGGCTTGCGCGACCGCATGGTGCGGTGGCTGACCAAGAGCACGGCCCCGGACTGGGGCACGCTCGAGCGGTATCTGGCGTGGGCTTTCGGCGGCGGAGCGTCGTCGGCTGGAATCGTCGTCAATCCCCAGACTGCGATGCAGCAGGCCACCGTCTACGCCTGCGTGAAGGTGCTGGCCGAGTCGATCGCAATGCTGCCGTGCGTGCTGTATCGCTGGCAGGGCCGCAATCAGATCCCGGCGACCGATCACCCGCTGTTCGAGATCCTGCGCTGGCAGCCGAACGACTGGCAAAGCGCGGTCGATTTCTGGGAAATGATCGTCGCATCCCTGTGCCTGCGCGGCAACGGCTACGCGTGGATCAACCGCACACGCTCGGGCGATGTAGCCGAGTTGCTGCCGCTGCATCCGGACATGATCAACGTGACAATGCAGCCGGGCTTCCGGCTGAACTACCAGGTCACGATGCCGGACGGCAGTTTCAAGGACATGGCCCCGGGCGAGATCTTCCACGTGCGCGGGCTGTCGCTGAACGGCTGGCTCGGCATCTCGCCGATCGCCTACGCGCGCGAGTCGATCGGCCTGGCCCTGGCAGCGGAGAAGTTCGGCGGACAGCTATTCCGCAACGGCGCCAAGATGGGCGGCGTGCTGGAGCACCCGGCCAGGATGAGTGACGAGGCCTACAAGCGACTGAAGGAATCGTTCGACCGCTCGACCTCGGGAGAGCACTCGCACGAGACGGCCGTACTGGAGGAGGGCGTCAAGTTCAACAAGATCTCGATCGCGCCGGAGGACGCTCAATTCCTCGAGACGCGCAAGATGCAGCGCAGCGAGATCGCCGCGGTCTTCCGAGTGCCGGCGCATCTGGTCAACGATCTTGAGAAGGCGACGTTCTCGAACATAGAGCAACTGGGGTTGCAGTTCGTGACCTCGTGCCTGATGCCGTGGTTCACGCGCATCGAGCAGGCGATCCGGCGTGACCTGATCGTCCGCTCGGAACGCAAGGACCTGAATCCCGCGTTCGACGTGTCGATGATGCTGCGGGGCGACGCGGCGGCGCGCTCAACCTATTATCACAACGGCATCATGGACGGCTGGCTCACGCGCAATGAGGCGCGCTCGATCGAGTCTAACCTGGGCATCGTTCTGAATCCGATCGACGACCTGGATGAACCGCTGATGCCGTTGAACATGATCGAGGTCGGCAAGGAGCCCGAGACGCCCGCGCCTGCCGCCGAGCCCGCGGCGCCCCCACCCGAAGAAAAGCCGAACGAGGCGGTTGCCAAGCTCACCGACGCGATGCAGACGATGGAGCGGCGCCTATCTCTCGTTCACAGCTCGTCCGGGCCGAGCGTGAACATTGAGCCCGCGCCCGTCACCATTCACGTGACCAAGGAAATAGACAAGGCCGAGCCGCGCCGCGTCCAATTTCTGTTCGACGAGAACAAAGAAGTCATCGGAGCCGAGTTCGTCGATGCCGAAGAACACACAGCTGGGTAGTGCGGCGATCAACGCGCAGGCCGATGCGCTTGCCGCTCTTTTGAACGGCGGCTTCCTGTGCATCTACAGCGGTGCGCAGCCGGCCAGCGCCGATGCGCCTCTCGACTCCCAGAAGGCGCTCGCGCTGCTGCGCTTCGGAACTCCCGCGGCCGATGCGGCAGCCGACGGCGTCGTGAAGTTTCACGCCATTGCGTCGGCCCAGGCCAAGGCGACCGGCACTGCGGCCTGGTTTCGGACCTATCGCGCCGACCAGAAGACGCCCGTGTTCGACGGCACGGCCGATCAGGAAAGCGCCGCTCCGAACCTGTCTCTTAGCACGTGCGAGATCGCAGCCGGCGCTCTGGTGACCGTCTCGCGCTTCGTTCACGTTGTCCCCAAGGCGTGACGGATGCGCGCTAACCCCTTGCCAGCATTGACCTTTGCGCGTACCGTGCGCCCCCATGTCCTGGTCAATCGTTGCGATCGTCGTGGCGCTGCTCATTTCCCACGGCATAGTCGGAGTGCTAGCGCTGATGTATGGCAAGGCGCATCCGGCGATTCAATCCGCGATCGTCGACGAGGCCAGCAAGATCGCCAAAAAGCTCTGAGTCCGAACCGCGGAGGGCCGCCCAAATGAAAATCCCTTCGCTGCTCCTCCTCACCCTGATGCTGAGCACCGCATCCGCGGCGACCGACTATCCGCTGCCGAACGCGGCCGTCGTCGTAACGATCTCCTACGTCGGCAATGCGTGCTCGTTCTCTTCTCCCGTGATCAAGGCTGTCGTGAACGGGATGACGTTCAGCGGCCCGGTCACGACCAAGATCATCAACGCTCAAGGTCCGTACGGCTCTTACTTCTTTGGCTGGGCGATGACCGGCACATTGACGGCCGGCACTGCAACGGCCGCCTACGCGCAGGATTGGGAAGTCTTGCACAGCGGCGGCAGGGGCTACACGTGCCACCTTGACCCGAAATCCGGCGACTTGAGCGTGAACTGATGACCGGGACCTGCCAGACCTGCCGATTCTTCTCCGCGCTGCAGGTCGCCTGCCGCCGCCGCGCCCCGACCATCTACGTCGCTATCCCGGATCCGAAAGGCAGCGGCGCGCCGGCCCCGGTCGCGTCGTTTCCGCCCGTGCGGTCCGATTGGTGGTGCGGCGAACACGAGATCGATCCGCAGCAGATCGCCGCCAACGGCGCGGGCAAATCCGCCGCCGTCATCCTGAGGTAAGCTCGATGGAGCAGCACGCGCGCCAGGTCCAGTCGATGCGCCTCGAAGCCACGATCATCCGCGCCGACGGCAGCCGCGAGGAATTGGGCACGGTCGCCTACTGGCACCGCAATCCGCTGCGCCGACTGTGGGCGCGCTTAGCCCGAGGCATTCGGGGCCGCTTCCATCCTGTGAAGGAATAACGCAATGGCCACGGTCGTAACGCGGAAAGGCAAGGACATTCTCTCAGGCCGATTGATCGGATCGACCCCGACGCAGGCCGAGCCGAAGGTCGTCACGTGGGGACTGAACCCCGCGGGCCTCACCGCTGCCGCAACAGACGTTGCCATGTTCGACGAGTCGAGCGAGGCGCGCGTCACCGGCACCTCTTCTCAAGTCACCACCACCAACCCAAATGACACGTACCAAGTTGTTGGAACGATTACGGCAGCAGGAAGCCGAGCGATTACAGAATTTGGAGCGTTTGATTCCACCACGCAGCCGTCGGTCGCAGCAGTTGCGGCAGGCGGAGTCGTCGGTTCGGCGGTCTCAACGACGCTGAACACGGCGGCGACCTTCACGCCGGGCAATAATTACATCCAGATCCGCACCGAGGTCATGCAAGTCACGGCCGGCAGCGGAACGACCGCGCTGACCGTGGTGCGCGGTGCTAACGGATCGAGTGCAATTGCCACCATTGCCGCCGCGGACGTGGTCACGCCGGGCAACATTCCGGGAACGACGGCCACCACGGGCGGCTCGATGTTCGTGCATGCGGACTTCGCGGTTATCAATTTGAATACAAGCGATTCCATCCAGTTCACCGCGAAAATACAGTTCACGTAAGCCGCGCCGATGCTCTCCCCATACGTAGGCCCTCTTGCGTGGGCGGCTGGCGATGGCACGGCGGTTGCTGCGACCACGACGCCGACCTCGCTGCTGACCTCAACCGCAGCGACCGGCAAGTGGGCGATGCCGGGCGGCTTCTTCATCTATCCGGGGCAGATGCTGCGCCTGAAAGCTTCCGGCCGCATCAGCACCACCACCGGCACGAACAATATCACGTTCAACTTCGTAATCGGCGCGGTCAATGTTGCTGCGAGTCCTACCTTCGTCGGCATAGCATCTCAGACCAACCTGACCTGGATGCTTGATTGGCTGCTGACGCTTCGTGCGGTAGGAGACGGAACGGCGGCCGACTTCATACACACCGGCAACTTTGTCAGTTCGCTGGTATCGGCCACCAACTTGAACAACATGATCCCGGCCACGGCGCCAGCAGTCGGCACAGGTTTCAACTCGGCGGCTGCCGCGACCGTTGATCTTCAGGTCACTTGGTCAATCAACACGGCCGGCAACACGATCACGCTTCATCAATACCTGCTCGAATCGCTCAACTGAGCGAGCGCATGAGATGCGCGCCTTTCTCAAGATGAAAGGCTGATCGCATGGCATACGTCAATTCCGCAGCAGTAACCACAACCGGAGCGGCATCCCAGACGACCGCTGCGGTTGATATGCAGACTGGCAATGCGAACTGCTTGGTCATCGTTGGCTTGGGTTTGAACGTAACTCCCAATTCACTCAAGTGTAGCGACAGCAGTGGTAATGTGTACCAACTCATGTTGGTCCAGCACACCACCAACAGTTTTATATACGTGTTCGTCTGTAACAATCCGACCGTCACAACTAGTATGACGGCTACGGTCACAGTCGGTAACACCTCTCTTGGTGGTACGTTGTTCATCGGGTTTAGCGGGCGCTCTGTATCGCCCGTGGATTTCATAACTTCAACTTCTGGAGGAGCAACGACCTCGCAAACGCTGTCATTCCTGCGGCCATCGATTACTGGGTGCGATGCGCTCGCGATCATGGAGCAGGCCTCATCTGGCCTGGGTAACTCATGGACAGCCGGAACAGGGTGGACCCTACGAAATAGCGGCAGCGCCGTTGGGTGGTCAGCCCAGTCTCAAGACAACGTAACCGTTGCCACGATTCAAGACGCGTTCACGATTGGTACCGGCCGTCCTTGTTTCGACGTGGCGCTGCTGCTAGCGCCAGCCGGATATGGCCGTGTCGCGGGCGATCAGCAGATACCGGCCGTTCCGCCCAAAGCCCTTCGAACGCATCCGTTCTACGGGGAGAGATTCGCCAGGCCGCTCGGGTTTATTTCCGTTTCCGGTGTTCAGTACACGCAACCTTTGAGCGCTTCTCAGGCTTCCGCCGCGGCGATGGGCCAGACGAATGTCGGCGCAATCCGCTCGGTGACGCAATCCGAAGCGCTGTCCCTGCCGCGCGCTGCCGCGGTTACGAAATCGATCGCTCAGCCGTCGATTGCGACGGCGATCAAGACCGTAGTAAGCAGCGCCCTGTCGGCCGTATCGCAGTCCAGCGCGGCAACGCTTTTTAGGTCTCTTCCGAGAACCTATAGCACAACGCAGGCAACGGTCGCCACGCTGCCAGGCCGCGTGGTAGGTGCAATCCGATCAGTCAGTCAGGCGACCGCGACCTCGATTGCCCGCGCGGTGTCGGCGGCCAGATCGGCAACGCAGGCATCAAGCGCGCTGATTCAGAAGCTCGTCGGCCATCCGCTGTCGCTGTCGCAGGCATCTGCAGGCGCGGTCATCAAGTCGGCGCTCGCGTCCAGGTCGGTCAGCCAGGCGAGTGCGTCGATTCTGGTGAAGATGGGCGAGCGCATCATGTCGGCAGGTCAGGCCGAGTCGCTGAGCCTGCCGCGATCGGTGCAGGCGATCCGGACTGTCTCGCAAGGCTCGACGGTTACGCTGGCGCGAATACGGGCCGCTCTGCGCACGCTGACCGCGACAGCAGCGTCAAGCAGCGCCTTGGCGCGTTCTGTGCTGGTCGCCAAGTCCATCACACAGGCCACGGTCGCTACACTCCCCTCCCGGCTGATCGGGGCGGTCCGCAGCGCCGCCCAGGCCGGCGCGCTGACCGTTCAGAGGGTCACGGCGCGCTCGGCGTTCCAGATCGCGCAGGGATCCGGAATCAGCTTGAGGCGGGCGGTATCGACGACGCGGTCCGCCGCACAGACAACCGCGGCCACTGTCGGTAAAATTGCTGCCCGGCTCGCAAGCGTCGCTCAGACGACCGCAGCGAGCCTTCAGAGCTTCCACAGCGCGTTCGTTCACCTGGCCGTGATGGTGGGCACGGCCGCGACCTTGCCGCGGCTGGTCGGTGCGGTTCGTTCGGCTGGGCAAGCCTCCAGCGCAGTGGTCGGGAAACTGACCGGCTGGGTGCGCAGTGCGAGTCAGGCAACCTCGGCCGCGCTCGCGGCGATCAAAGCCGAACTGCTCACGCTGGTCGCTTCGGTCGCGGCCTCATCGACGCTGGCCCGGGCCGTCCAGATAGCTCGAACTGCAGCGCAGGCTACCGTCGCAGTCCGAACAGCGACGGCGCAGCGTGCGCTTACCATCGTCCAGGGCACGGCCGGCGCTTTGTCCAGGATTGCTGAGCGTCAGTTTTCCTTGGCGGCCACGCAGGTTTCGACGTTGCAATCTACCGTAAACACGGCACGTACCATTACGCAGGCAATCTCCGCAACGGCGTCCAAGGTTGCGATTACGACCAAAGTCGTAGGGCAGACCACGGCCGCCACGCTGGCAAACGCTGTCGCCTTTGTGCGGTCGGTTACACAGGGCGTGATTGCCACGCTGGCGGAACAGACTCCGCACCTGATGACGCTGGTCGCCTCGATCGGCTCGGTGATCTCGCTGTCCAAGGCGGTCGCGTCGGCCCAATCCGCGGTTGCTGCGGCGACCTCGACCGTCCTGCGGGTCATCGGCGCGGCTCGGTCCGCGACCGTGAGCGCCAGCGCACAGATCGGCAAATCGGCCGGCCGCCTGGTAACGGTCGCCTCGACTGCGGCGGCTTCTGTGGCCACGGCGGCGGTCGAAACGCATCAGATGGCGCTCGCCGCCGTCCAGGCCTCGGTCGCAACCCTTGGGGCCGTAGCGCATCGCGTCGCCCAGATATTGGGGGGCGGAGGCGGCCGGTACTTCCCGAGCTACTTCCGGCCGAAGCCGGCCGTTGAGCCAAAACCGAGACTAGCCGAGTACTTAGACGAGGTTTACGATGTCACCGGTCAATCTTCGAGCTCCAATGCCCCGCAGAGCGCCTACGGCGTCGGCACAGTCGAGATCCTGCCCGTCACGGGTCAGGCCAGCGGCGAGACGCGCGCCTCAGAGGCCATCGCTTTCGCGCAAATCGACAATCGCATTCCCACCAACCGCAAGCGGGGCGCCATCCTGGCCACCCTGCTCAGCACTCTGACGAAAAGGTGATCCGCGATGGGCGTCAAGCAGAAAAGCAGCGAGTCGGAACTCGAATTCAAGGGCGCGCGCTTCGAATACCGCTTCGCCGAGGTCGGATCGGCCGCGAAAGGCAGCTTCGAGGGGTACGCCAGCGTCTTTAACAACGAGGACGATTACGGCGACATGATGATGCCGGGCGCGTTCAAGCAGACGCTCGCGGACCACGACAAGGCCGGCACGATGCCCAAGATGCTGCTCAATCACGGCGGTATGGGCAGCTTCTTCTCGTCGCCGTCGCCCGAGGACATGCTGCCGATTGGCAAGTGGACCTCGATGAACGAGGACAGCCACGGCCTGCACGCGAAGGGGCGCCTGATCAACCTGGACACCGAGAAGGGTAAAACGATCTACGGCGCGATGAAGGAAAACGCGATGGACGGCCTTTCGATCGGCTTCCAAGCCAAGGAATTCGTCCGCGGCACCAAGGAAAACGAGCCGCGCCGGACCCTGAATGCCGTGAAACTGCTCGAGGTATCCCCGGTGACGTTCCCGGCCAACGCGATGGCCACGGTTTCGTCGGTGAAATCAATCGACTTTGCGGATTTAAAGAGCGCCGAGAAGCTGCTGCGCGATGCTGCAGGCTTCTCGCGCTCCGAGGCAACCGCGTTTATCTCGCGGGTGATGTCGTTCGGGCAGAGCGATTCTGCGACCGACGGTGAAGTCAAGCAGGCAGTTGCGGCACTCCAGCGCAGGGCGATCCTGCTGCGGGGGACCTGACCGCACGCGTCAACCCCAATTCCACCGAAAGGTACGCAAAATGCCATCCGATCTATCCGAACTGACAGCCGCGATCGACGCGAGCAATCGCGCGTTCGAGGACTTCAAGAAAGTAAATGACGCCCAGATCGCAGAACTGAAGAAAAGCGGCGTCCCATCGACCGAACTGCAGGTCAAAATCGACGCCGTCACCAAGGATTTCGGCGAGCAGAAAAAACTTATCGAGCAACTGGAGGCGAAACTGAAGCGTCCGCAGCTCGTGATGGAGCGCGGCGCGGTCTTCGTCGGCGGCCGCGAGATCAAGGGGTACGTCGAGGACGAGACGCACGCCGAGCACCGAAAGCTGTTCACCGGGTATGTGCGCAAGGGCACGCAGTACCCCAACGCCGAGATCGAGATGAAGGCCCTTTCCGTCAGCTCCGGCCCGGACGGCGGCTTTGCCGTGCCGAAGGTGATCGACGCGCTGATCGACATGACCATCGTCAATATCTCGCCGATCCGTCAGCTCGCCTCGGTGCAGCAGATCTCGACGACTGATTTCCACAAGCTGATCAACATCCACGGCGCCTCGTCCGGGTGGGTCGGTGAGAAGCAGGCGCGCACGAGCACCAACACGCCGACGCTCGAAGACATCAACCCGCCGATGGGCGAGCTGTACGCCTTCCCGCAGGCCACGCAGACGATGCTGGACGACGTGTTTTTCAACGCCGAGTCGTGGCTGGCCGACGAGATATCGCTCGAATTCGCCCGCGCGGAGGGCGCCGCGTTCTGCAATGGCACCGGCGTTCAACAGCCGCGCGGCTTCACGACCTACACGACGGTGGCCACGCACGATGCAACCCGTGCTTTCGGTTCGCTGGAGTACACGGGAACCGGCTCATCGGGCGCCTTCAAGCCGACCAGCTCGACGGTGAACCCGACCGACGACCTGATCACGCTGGTCGGCTTGATGAAGAAGGGCTATCGCGACGGCTGTTCCTGGGTGATGAACAAGAACACTTTGTTCGCCGTGATGGCGATGAAGGACTCGGTCGGGCGGTACATCTTCAACCCGACCACCGCCCCCGGCATCGAGGACACGATCCTGGGCTACCCGGTGGTCGAAGCCGAGGACATGCCGGATTACACGACCGCAAGTGCGCTGGCGATCGCCTTCGGCAACTTCAAGCGCGGATATCTGATCGTGGACCGCGTCGGTACGCGCGTGATCCGTGACCCGTTCTCGAACAAGCCGTATATCGGGTTCTATACGACCAAACGCGAAGGCGGGGCGGTCACGAACTCCGAAGCGATCAAGTTCCTGAAGTTCATCTGATCGGCGCGCGCGGAAAGGACATCCACATGACTACGAGAGACCTACATTCGGTAGTTCGCACCGCCGAGGTGATCGCGCCGGTCGCAGTCGGCACCACCGGCACCGGCAAAACCGGCAAGATCATCGACACGCAGGGGTACGGTGGCGTCGAGTTTCTGCTCGCCTATGGCACGGTCACGGCGACCAACGCGGTGTTTACCGTAACGTGCCTCGAGGGCGCAGTGACCGGCACTCTGACGACGGTCGCTGCCGGCGACCTGGAGGGCACGACGCTGCTCGCCGGTCTGGCGGCGGCGGCCACGCGCACGTCCGGCGTGTCAAAGAACGTGACCAAGCGGCTCGGCTACACGGGCGCGAAGCGCTACGTGCAGATGAACGTGAGCTCGACCGTCACGGCGGGGACGCCGATTGCGGTGATGGCGCTGCTTCATAGCCCTAACGTGGCCCCGACGCCGAACCCGTAACTTGCACGACCCCGGGCCGCGTGGAACGGCTCGGGGATTTCTGGAGCACGCATGCACGTTTCGATCGTCGGCCTTGGGCCAACCGCGGTTCGGTACATGGACTTTTGCCGTGGGCTGGGCGGCCGGCACAAGTACTGCGATCAGACCTGGGTGATCAACGCGTTCGGCTCGATCCTGGAGAACGATCTGATATTCCACATGGACGACGTTCGCACGCAGCAGATCCGGGCCGCGGCGGATCCGGATTCGCATATCGCGGCGATGCTCGCATGGCTGAAGGTGCATCCGGGGCCGATCATGACGAGCATCGCGCATCCGGACTTTCCGGGGCTGGTCGAGTTTCCGCTCGAAGAGGCCCTGAAGGCGGTACCGGGCGGCTACTTCAATTCGACTGCGGCTTACGCCGTGGCCTACGCGATCATCCGGGGCGCGACGAAGATCAGCCTTTTCGGGATGGACTTCACCTATCCGGACGCGCACGACGCCGAGAAGGGGCGCGCCTGCGTCGAGTTCTGGCTCGGCGTGGCAGCCTCCCGCGGGATCGTGCTGGCGATGCCGAAAGAGACGACGCTGATGGATGCCATGTATCCGCCCGCGCAGCGCCTGTACGGGTACGACTTCGTCGATGTGGATATCCAGTGGGACAGCGCTGGGCGAGCCGTTACCGCCGTCAGGATGAAGGAGCACGGTCGCGTGCCGACGGCGGAAGCGGTCGAGGCGGCATACGACCATAGCGCGCACCCGAACGGGCTGATGCGGGAAGTGCACGCATGCGCGAGTACCTGATCCAGCGCACCGACGCCAACGCGGAGCCTATCCAGGTTTCCGAGGCCAGGCAACAGGTTCGCCAGCTGGAGACATTCGACGATAACCTGATATCGGGCCTGATCACCGGCGCGCGGCAGGACGCCGAGACGATCACGCGCCGCGCCCTGGTCGCGCAGCGCTGGACCTACTTGATGGATCAATTTCCGCGCCCCGGCTTCAATGTCGGCTCGGCGAACTGGTATGGCCCGCAATGGGGAGTGAATCCAGGCCCGCTGACCGTGCTGAGTCCGGACGGCGCGACCGGATACGAGATTTACCTGCCGCTGCCGCCGACTTTGATCGTGGAATCAATCACCTACATCGACCCGACCGGCGCGCCGCAGACGCTGGACCCGAGCCAGTATCTGACGGTCTTTTCGACGCCGTGCTGCATCACGCCGGCGTTCGGGACGGTCTGGCCGGAAACTCAGATGCGCAAAGCCGCGGTGCAGATCAAATTCACGGCCGGGTACGCGGCTCCGGCAACGGCCGATGCGACCGCGAATACGATCACCGCCCCGATGTGGACGCCGCTCGCCGTGGGCGACCAGGCGCGCCTGTCCTGCTACAGCGACGGCGTTCTGCCGGCCCCGCTGGCCGCAATGACGGACTATTTCGTCCAGTCCGTGGCGGCCGGCGGCGTCTACACGCTTTCGCTGACTTCGGGAGGCATGGCAATCGACCTGACGACGGCCGGGACCGGGCAGATCTTCATCGGCGTAGTCCCGGAAGGCATCAAGCGCTGGATGAAGGTGCGGATCGGCACGCTCTACGAGAGCCGCGAAGAGGTCGCGATCCTGAACCGCGGCAAGCTGGAACTGCTGCCGTACGTCGACCGGCTGCTCGACCCGTTCCGCGTGCTGAGCTTCTGACGCCATGCGCGCCGGCAACCTTCGCCATCAGATCGTGATCGAGCAGCGCTCGGTGACGCAGGATAGCTTCGGTGGCCTGCCCGAGACGTGGTCGACGGTCAAGACGGTCTATGCCGATATACAGCCGCTTACGGGCCGCGAGAAGGAAGCCGCGCAGGCGATCAACGTCGATATCTCGCATCAGATCAACATCCGCTATCAGTCCGCCTTCGCCGATCCGCGCGTAATGGCGGCTTACCGCGTGCGTTTCGGGACGCGGCTTTTCAATATACACGCGAGCATGAACGTCGATGAGCGCAACCAGGAAATCACGCTCATGGCCGGCGAGGGGATGAACATTGAGTGAGATAACGACCTCGCTTGTCGGCTTCGAGGAATTCAAGCGGCAGTTAGCACAGCTGCCTGGGCGGGTGGGCCGTAATGTGCTGCGCGGCGCGGTGAACGCTGGCGCGACGGTCATCCGCAAAGAGGTCGTATCGCGCGCGCCGCTTTACACAGGATCCGTCGCCGCGGGTCATCCGCCGCCAGGCACGCTGAAGAAAGCCGTATATCAGAAGCAGATCGCGGAGCTTTCGAGCGCGATTCGGCAGACCTTTTACGTCGGAGTGCGGCAGGGCAAGAAGCAGCAGGCGGTCAAGCGCGGCAAGAGTATCGTGAACCTGGACGCGTTCTACGGGCGCTTTGTCGAGTTCGGAACCTCCAAGATGGACGCGCGCCCGTTCGTTCGGCCGGCGTTCGAGGCGAAAAAAGATGCAGCGATCGAGGCAATGCGTGCCTATATGGCTGAGCGGATTCCGCGGGAACTCGACAAGGCTGGATGATGATTCAGGAAGACCTGAAATCGATGCTGACGACGGCGCTGCCGGCGGTGCCGGTCTACCCGAACATCGCAATGCAGGGCAGCGCGCTGCCGTACATCGTCTATCAGCGACTGATTTCGCAGGTCGAGAATATCCTGGCCGGCAACGGGAACCCGCCGATCAATAACTCGCGCATCCAGATCGACGTTTGGTCGCAGTCGTATGCGAGCGTGCAGGCGACCGCTGCGTCCGTCCGATCGGCAATGCTTGGATGGAACGTCCAGAACATCAGCCAGGGCGAACAGGATTTTTACGAATCGGACACGCGGCTGCATCGCGTGATGATGGACTACTCTATTTGGCACTATGACTAGGAAGGCAGGATGAGCAGCGCAGACACCCACGGCGCGCCGGCCTCGCTCGCGGTCGAGGCGAAGCGCAAGCAGCTGAGCGTCGACCAGGCAGAAAAGCTGGCCCACTGCCAGACGGCGGAAAACAATATGCGGCACTTGCTCAGGTTCGTTCAAGAGCACGGCGCGGACGGCGACGCGGTTGACGCTGGCTGGCTCACCATCGGCCGCACGCATCTGCAGATCGGCATGATGTGCATTCGGCGCGCGATCACACGGCAGGACTTCTTTTGAGGCTATACCACGCTAGACCACGCTCTACCAGAAAGGGGAAGTTGAAATGACCAGCACCGCAATCAGCGCACAAGGCACGCAGATTCAGATTGCAACCGGTACCGGTAGTGCTGTTGCCGTGACCGGCGTCACAGTTGGAAACCCGACCGTGATCGCATCGACCGCGCACGGCTTCAATAACGGCGACGCGATCACGTTCGATTCGAACTTCTCTGGGGCGGATGCCTCGCACCTGAACGGCAAGACCGCAACGGTGATCTATAAGACCACGAACACCTACGCGGTCGCCATCGACACAACCGGCCTGACCATCACGACCGGCACGGCACACGCGACCGCGACCTCCTATACGACGGTCGGCAACGCGCGCACCTTCACCGGGCTGGATGGATCCGCGACGGAGCTGGACAAGACCAATCTCGCCAGCAGCGCCAAGGAGATCGCACTCGGCTTGGTGGATTTTGGCCAGTTCACATTCGAAGCCGACCACGACAACGGGGATGCTGGGCAGGCGGCGGTGCTGTCGCACTACACCGCTGGCACGGTCGTCGGCATGAAGGTGATCCTTCCGTCCGGCACGACTCCGACCGCGTCGTTCAACGCGTTTATCAAGAAGTTCTCGCTCACGGGTGGCATCGATGCGATAGCGCGACGCAGCATCGACTGTCGGATCACCGGCACGGTCACCTGGGCGTAGACCATGCGAATCCTGACGCGACAGGACATCGTCGCGGCGCAGGACATCGAGACCGAAACCGTCGAGGTGCCCGAGTGGCAAGGCGGGGTGATTATTCGGGCGATGTCCGGAGCGGACCGCGATCGATTCGAGAATTCGCTTACGACCGTGCGCGCCGATGGCCGGCACGAGGCGAACCTAACCAACATGCGCTCGAAGCTGGTCGCCATGTGCGCGGTCGATGAGCAGGGTCGGCCACTGTTCGGGCCAGACGAGATCGACGATCTAGCGAAAAAGTCCGCTGCCGCGATAGAGCGCTTGTTCGTGGTGGCGCAGCGCATGAACGGTCTGGCTCCCGAGAACGTAGCAGATGCGATAAAAAACTCCGCGCCCGGCCTGAACGGCGCTTCGCCTTCCGTCTCGCCCTAGCGCTGGGGATGACGGTGGGCGACTTGCTGGCGCGCATCAGCAGCGCCGAGTTCACCGAATGGATGGCGTTCGACGCTATAGATCCGTTCGGCGAGCAGCGCGCTGACCTTCGGACCGGGATCATTGCGGCGGTCACCGCTAACCATTCGTTCGCCCCGCCAAGGGAGCAGCGCCGTCCGTCCGACTACATGCTGTTCGAGGACAAGCGTCAGCGTGACGACGGCATTCTGCTCGACGATCCGGAAGAGCAGGCCAGGCTGATTAAGCGGTCGGTATTCGGAGTGAAGGACGCCTGATGGACAATCTCGGCGGCCTCGTTCCTACCGCGCCGCCCATTCCGGTAAGAGCGCCTGCGCCAGCGGAGCAGATGGAGCAGGAGGTGAAGCAAGCGGCGATCGTGGCGACAGGACATACGGCTTATTGCGGGGACATCACATTTTCGTGGCTTGACCGTTTAACCGCGTGGTTCAGGAGGCGCTAGATGGCTGCCTCGCTCGGTTCCCTCGTCGTTGACATTTCTGCCAATGTTGCCAAGTTCTCGACGGATATGGCGGTCGTCGCGCAGACGGCCGAGAGCACCGCCAAGCGCATCGATGACGCCTTCCGTAACATCAAGGGCTTAGTCATTGTTACGGCCGCGATCGAGAGCTTTAATTTACTCAAGGACTCAATCACTGGAGCAATTGAAGCGGCCGCGGGCCTGGAGATACTAAGCCAGCGTACGGGCGCAACCGTCGAAGGTCTGGCGAATCTGGCAGCAACGGCTCGCCTCTCGAACACCGATAACGATCAGCTTGCGCAGGGGCTGCAGAAGCTGTCTAAGTCGATGGTCGATGCCGCGAACGGTGGCGTGAAGACCTCGGCCGCATTTGCCGCGATTGGACTGTCGACGAAAGACCTCGTCAATCTGAAGCCGGACGAAGCGTTCCGTCTGGTCGCACAGCGTCTGAACGAATATCAGGACGGCGCCGAGAAGGTCGCCGCAGCCCAGTTGCTGATGGGCAAATCGGGCGCGAACCTGCTGCCGCTGCTGCACGATCTGGCCGACGGCGGCGAGATTCAGTCGCGCGTCACGGCCGAGCAGGCCAAACAGGCCGAGGAATTCGAGAAGAATCTTGCCCGGCTGAGCGTCACGTTTCACGAGAATGCGAACGCCGTCGTACAGCAGTTCCTGCCGGCGCTCTCGGCACTGTCAGAGAACATGCTTGCGGCGCAGAGGGCTGGCGCCGGGCTGCTGCAGACGCTGATCACGATCCCATCGCAAAACCTGTGGGCCGCGATCACCGACACCTCGATTCAGGATCGGATCGACTCGGCGCGCGAGAAGGTGAAGCAGCTGCAGGATCAGATAGCTGATCCGCGCGTGCAGGCGTGGCCCGGCTTCAAGGAGATGGTGAAGGAGGCCAACGTTGCGAAAGCCGCGCTAGCCGGCCTGCTCGCACAGCAGCGGGCGACCGCGCTCGCTGGCGCCGAGGACTACAGCGACCAGGTCACGCGGAAGCAGGCGCCGAAGGTAAAGCCGGTCATCGATATCAAGTCTGGCAAGACCGGATCGCTCGGCGCCGAAGAAAAGGCCGCGCGCGACGCCGCGATCAAGGATCTGGACCGCTCCATTGCCAGCGAGAACGCGATCCTGTCGCAGCGCGAGCAATTCCTGACGCGCTATTACAGTCAGGATCAGATCACGCTTGAAGATTACTTCGCCAAGCGCGCGAGCGCCATTCAGGACAACCTGCAGACGGTCCAGGCCAACTACGCGAAGGAAATTGCGGCGGCGCAGCTTTTTGTCAGGCAGTTGGCCGACGCTCAGAAGAAGGCGCCTACGGGTGGCCCAGAGGAGGCGAGGCTAGCGGCCGAGCGCATTACCGCACAGGAGAAGGTGCTCGAGCTTCAGGACAAGAGCGCGAAGGCAGCGAGCGCGGCCAGCCTCGCCCTGATCAACAATGCTCTGGACGGGCAGCAGGCGGCGCTGAAGCAGCGCGACTCGATTGAGGGCCTGAATATCGAGATTTTGAGGCTGACCGGGAATCTGGAAGCGGCGGCAAACGCGCAGGCTGCGCTATCGCGTACGCAAATCGCGCGTCACGAACCGGGGACGGCCGGAGACGTGCAGGCATCAGCCATTACCGCTATCAAGCAGAACAATGACCTGATCGCCTCCAAGCAGCGTGACATCAGCATTCTGGAAGGTCAGGCGAGCATCGTCGAGCAGCGCATCGCCTTGCAAGAGCAGACCGGATCGATCGGGCAGCTCGAGGGGTTGCAAAAGCTCGGCGAAGCTCGCCGCCAGGAAATCGCGGACCTGGAAAAGCTCGTCACCGAGTACGAAGCACTCGCGGCCGCATCCGGGACGAAAGAGGCGCAGCTGGCAGCCGATCAGCTTCGCCTGAAACTGGACCAACTGAAAGCCGTGGCCGATCCGCTGGCGCAGAAATTCCAGGACGTATTCGAGACGGCGTTCACGGATCAGTTTCAGAAGGTCATACAGGGCACCGAGGGCATCCGTCAGGCCTTCGCGAACATGGCGACTGGGATCATTACCGAGCTTTCGAAGATCGCGTCCCAGGACATCGCGAAACAGATATTCGGCGGATCGGGAGGCGCTGGCACAGGACTGTTCGGCGCGATCGGCAGCTTTTTCCAGGGCGGCAACCAGCCTGCGGGCGGCGTCGGCCCGGTACAGCAAAGCGGCTTCGCGTCGCTGCTGGCGTCAGTCGCTGGCATCTTCGGTAAGCAGTCGGGCGGCCCGGTGAGCTCGGGCAGCGCGTACCTGGTCGGCGAGCGCGGGCCGGAACTGTTTGCGCCTGGCAGCAGCGGAACGATCATCCCGGGCGCACGGTACGGCAATTCGACCACCGTCAACGTGCATATGCCGGCCGGCGTGCCGATCACGCGTGAATCGGCGACGATGGTCGGGGCTCTGGCTGCAAGGCAGATAGGCATCGCGCACCGGCGCAATAACTGATGGCCTTCCTAGAATCGCCCCGCTTTCCGCTGACCGTCGCCTTTCACGCGCTCGGCGGTCCCGGCTATTCGACCCAGGTCGCGATGGTCTCGTCCGGCTTCGAGCAGCGGCTGAGCCTGTGGCAGTTCGCGCGCGGCTCGTGGGACGTGGGTAACGTGGTCGACACGCTGACGAACTATCAGGCGCTTGTCGCCTTCTTTCGAGCGGTCGGCGGCAAGCGGGATGGCTTTCGGTTCAAGGATTTTGCCGACTTCACCGATGGCGGTACGGGAGTGCTCGGCCTGACGGGCCTGGGCGACAGCGTGACGGTCGCCTTCCAGATGTACAAGAATTACACGGCTGGCTCGCACACTGATCAGCGCGCGATCCGCAAGCCGATATCAGGGACGTGTGCGTTCTTCGACAACGGGACGCCGGTAACTCCTACCGTCGATTACACGACGGGCATCGCGACGTTCGGCTCACCGCCAATTACCGCGCACGTTCTGACCTGGACCGGCCAGTTCGACGTGCCATGCCGATTCGACACGGACGAGCTCAAGATTGAAATCGTGGACAAGCAGAGCGGCGGGGATCTGCTGCTCGAATGGAAATCGATCCCGCTGATCGAGATTCGCGTATGAAGAATCTGAGCGCCGGCACGCTGGTTGACATTGCCGCCGAAGTGCTCACCATGAATACCTGCGTGCTGATCCAGCGCACCGACTCGACCGTGTTCGCGTGGACCGACTGCGACGAGCCGCTGACCGTCGGCGCGCACACGTACACGCCGATCGACGGCTATGCGCCGAGCGCGAATCAGGGCAAATCGGACTTCTCCGTCGATAACATGGAGATCGTCGGGTTCCTGGACTCGCCCGCGATCACTGAGTCCGACGTTGCGATGGGCAAGTGGGACTACGCCCTGACGCGCATCTTCATGGTCAACCGGAACAACATTGGCAACGGCACCTATGAGATGCGGTACGGCTGGACCGGCCAGGTCAAGATCCAGGCGCCTGGCAAGTACTCGGCCGAGATCCGCGGCCTGTCCCAAGCGGTCCAGAACGTAGTCTGTGATCTGGTCACGCCGACATGCCGCTTCAAGCTGGGCGACTCACGCTGCACGGTGAACCTTGCGACCTACACGTCCAGCGGCGTCGCTGTCACATCGGTTGCCTCGACTCAGGAATTCGCCGCGACCGCTCTGACGCAGGCGGCCGGCTATTTCACCAATGGCACCATGAAGTGGGTTACAGGCAACAATGCCGGCGTGTCGATGGACGTGCAGGGCTTCGCCAGCGGCACCGTGCTGATGCAACTGCCGATGATCGACGCCATCGTGATCGGCGATACGTTCAACATCACCGCCGGGTGCCTGAAGCGCTTTGCGCTCGATTGCGTCGCGAAGTTCTCCAACGGGATCAACTTCGGCGGCTTCAAGGATGTGCCCGGCATCGACAAGATCATCCGGCCGGCGGGGGTCTGATGCCGACCCGCGCGCAAGTGGTCGAGTGCGCGCGGACGTGGATCGGGACGAGATGGCAACATCAGGCCAGCCTGAAGGGTGTCGCCTGCGATTGCGCCGGTCTGGTCATCGGCGTAGGTCGAGAGGTGTTCGGCATTGTGCCTGACGTGCCGCCCTACGGCCACACGCCGCACCGCAGGACAATGGAGACGATCTGCGATCGGCACATGACGCGGATCGACAAGACGCTGATCGCGCCGGGCGACGTAATCCTGATGACCTGGGACCGCGAGCCGCATCACATGGGCATCGTCACGTCGATCGGCGGCGAACTGGCCGTAGTTCACGCGCACGCTTCCTGCAAGAAGGTCTGCGAGCATCGCATTGACGATGCGTGGTTCAGGCGCATCAAGATCGCATACCGCTTCCCCGGAGTCGAGTAAATGGGCCAGATGGTCCTGGGCGTAGTCGGCGGGATCATCGGC